GGATTCCGGACTGATCGAGGGTGTGCGGATTCTCGGGCCGACTTCTCGCAACGGGCGGACGTACAGCGCCCGGGCGATGGAGCAAGCGGCCCGTCTGTACGAGGGGGCACCGGTCAACATCGACCATCCACGAGGCGAGGGCAAGGATCGTCCCGTCTCGGATGCGTTCGGTTGGATTCGCAATGTCCGCCAGATGCCCGACGGTGTGTATGGGGATCTGCACTACCTCAAGAGTCATCCCCAGGCGGACGTAGTGGCTGAAGCGGCGGAACGCAATCCCAATCGCCTCGGTCTCTCGCATCACGCAGAGGGAGCCGTGAGGATGGACGGGGCGTCTGTCGTGGTGGAGTCGGTGGACAAGGTGTATTCCGTGGATCTGGTTCAGACCCCTGCCACAAACGCGGGGCTTTTTGAGAGCGAGGGGAAGCGTATGACGATTCGAGAGGCCGCCGAGATGGCGGGCGAAGAGAAGGTGATGACCGCTGAGGGGATGGGCGAGTACGCCGACAAGCCGATGAAAGAGGGCGATGGCGACTATTTCGGCGCGATGGTGAAAGAGGTGCTTGACTCGGACGGGGATCGATCATCCAAGATGAAGCGCATCGCGGCCATCCTCAAAGCCCAAGAGATGCTGATGCCCGACGCCCCCGGTGTCCCTGAAGAGGGAGAGATGGAGGAAATGGCGGGCGAAGAGGTCAAGAAGATGGCCGAGAGCCTGGCCCAGATCATGGGCAAGCTGGACGCCCTGACCGAGTCGATGGGCTCCATCAAGGCCGAGCACGATGCCCGGAAACTGCTGGAATCGGCTGGCCGAGACGTGACCCCCGAGCGGCTGGCGGCGTTGCAGGCTGTCCCTGCGGACAAGCGGGCGGCGTTGCTGGAGTCGTGGCCTGCGGGGCAGCGTGGAGCACGTCCAGCGGCTTCCCCTCCTGCGGCGTCGACTGTGAAATACCCGACTGATACCCGGCAGTTTATCGCTGCCATTCGTGCCAACTAAGGAGCACCATACATGGCTGCGCGAACTGACGGACTGCCGGACTTGCTGACCAAGCGGCGGCAATTCACAATCGAAGACGATTTCAACCGTGACGTGGACTCGGCCGATTGGGTGACGACTCTGACCGACACGGGGACCGCCAGCGTGGGGGATGCGGTCGGCGGGATCTTGGCAATCGTGCCGAGCGATGGCACCGTGGCCGACAACGATGAGGCTTACGTTGAGTCGGCGAACGAGGTTTTCAAATTCGCGGCGAACAAGCCCTTGCTCTTCGAAGCCCGTGTGCAGTTCACCGAAGCCAACACGGACGACGCGAATATCCTCGTTGGCGTGATGGACGCTGTCGGTGCGAATTCGCTGGTGGACAACGGAGGGGGCCCCCCTTCGTCATACAGCGGAGCGAACCTCCACAAGGTCGACGGCGGGACTGTCTGGATCGCTGAGACCAGCAACTCCACGACGCAGATCACGACCGAGCTGTCAGCCGCCAACCTGAACAATCTGGCGAAGCGTGCCGTGACTGCGGGCGGGGCGGCGTACCAGACGTTGAAAATCGAATACATGCCGTATTCGTCGACGAATGCCTACGTCAGTTTCTTCGTTGACGGCGTGCTGGTGGCCCAACATGACTACGTTTTCACGTCGGCGACTGAGATGCAGATTGCCCTTGGCGTGAAGAACGGTGGGGCCAATCTCGAAACCCTGAATGTGGACTATGTGGTCTGCACCCAAGAACGCTAAAGGACAGGAGCCAAAACCATGGTGGACGTGAAGAAGTTGCGGCGGCTGTTCGAAGCGGCCCAGCGTGATGGAGACGTGGAGAAATTCAACTCGGATTTCTCCGAGGGACTGAAGAGCGGGGCGTTGAAGTTCAGTGACTTCTCGCTTCGGCAACTGTTCGAGCACTTTGTGCCGGACGGCCGCGAGATGGTCAACCTGTACGATCCGCGCAGCAATGGCAGCAGCGAACTTCGGGAGACCGCCAGCCTGGTAGCCTCCAGCCAGTTCGCCAAGATCAGCGGACAGGTGCTGTACAATGAGATCATGCAGGCTTACGAGCAGGAAGCCTATGTGTTCTCGGGCCTGATTCCCGCACGCTCCACGCAGTTCAACGGCGAGCGGATTCCGGGCATCAGCAAGATCGGCGATGAGGCACTGGTGGTCGAGGAAGGGCGACCCTATCCCCGGGCCGGTGTCAGCCAGACCTACATCGACACCCCTGTCACCACGAAGCGGGGGCTGATTGTCGGCGTGACGAAGGAAGCGATTTTCTTCGACCGGACTGGCGTGCTGGAAGATCGGTGTCGCGAGGTCGGCGAGTCACTCGCCACCAGCAAGGAACTGCGGGCGATTGATTGCGTGATCGACGAGAACACGACCGATCATCGCTACCGCTACAGGGACAACACGATCGCCACCTACGGCGACAACTCCGGAACCCACAACTGGGACAATCTGGAGGCGTCGAACGCGTTGGTGGACTGGAACGATGTCGACAATGCCGAGCGGCTGTTTTCTGGAATGCTCGACCCGGAAACCGGTTTGCCGATCTTGATTCAGCCGAAGCACCTGATTGTGACCCGGCAGAATCTGTACACGGCGCGGCGGATCGTCAACGCTACGGAAATCACCGTGACTACCCCGGGGTACGCCACCACCGGCAACCCGACGGAGACGAAAACGGGTAACCCGATTCAGGGATACACGATCGTTTCGACCAACTTCCTTGCGAGCCGGATGAACACCGATACCACCTGGTATCTCGGCGATCTGACCAAGGCGTTCCGCTACATGGAAAACTGGCCCCTCACGGTGGTGCAGGCCCCTGCGAACAACGAGGCCGAATTCAATTCGGATATCGTGATGCAGTTCAAGGCGTCTGAGCGGGGTGCCTACGCGACGATGGACCCGCGATACATGGTGAAGTGTACTGCCTAAACCGGCTGACGATCAGGCCGATTGACTCTGCCCACGTCGGCCCAAAACCGGCGTGGGTTTTTTCTTTCTGAGGTGTTCACGTGGCAAAGAAATCTGATGCGACGGCCCCCGAGAGTGTGGAGGCGGTGGAGAGCGTGGAGGCAGTGGCTCCTGTCCAGACGCGGCCGGTGAGCGGGTGGCGATTGCGTCCCCGTGCTGGCGGCGATTGGGTCGAGGTGAATGTCGACACGCTGGAGGATGCCGTTAGGGCGTTCAACAGTGCGGGCGGCAGGAGTGGCCGGACTCTCGCGGCGAAGCAACTGGAGATTGAGGCCCCCCCCGCGAAGCAGGTGCTCTAGTGGCGACAGACGCCGAGCAGATCGCGACGATCCGTAGCAACCTACTCGCGGCACTCGTCACCGAGTCGGCCAATCCCAAGCCGAGCTACAACATCGACGGCCAGAACGTGGATTGGAACGGCTATCGGACGGCGATCCTCGGGCAGATTGCCCAACTGAATACGCTTCTCTCGGCGGCCACCGGTCCATTTGAGGAGTTGGGCGAGGCCACGACATGACGTTGGACATCTCCGGGGACTATGCGATTTTCGACGGCGGCGAGGTGGTGACCCTGCGGCAGATCCGGCCGGACGGGGCAACCTCAGTCACCGTGGATAACGCTGTCTCCGGTCCTGTCGATCGGAGGCGTGCGGCGATGGCGGGGATCGACATCACGGGCGACGAGAGATCATTCAGCCTCAACGCCACGCAGCCGGGAGCCCGGGGGGTGCAGGTGGACGACATCGTGATTGACTCGACCGGCGAGCGGTGGCGTGTGCTGAGTACGTCCCTGGCGTCGCTGGATGCCCGGTGGATCGTCCTGACCCGAAAGCAGGTGTAGCTTGCCTGCCGAACTCACGACGATCTTAAACACGGTGCTGGAGCAGGTGCAGGGTCTGAATCTGCCGGGGGTGCCGAGAGCGAACATCGTCATCTGCCAGTCTCCTGCCGTGGAGATTGCCCGGATGCCGGCTGCCCGGATGCCTGCGGTGGTCATCGGGCCGTTTGGTGCGGAGACCATCACGGCCAGCACCAACGTCCGAGACGACATCGTCTACCCTGTCATCGTGGCCATCGTCGCGAGCCTCAAGATTGACGCAGAAGAGCCTACCGATCGGCAGGTGTTGGGCTTGGATCAGCGGCTATCGTGGCGGGAGACGATCCGCAAGGCATTCTCCAATCAGCGGCTGGACAGCACGCGGGGATACAACATGGCGTTGACTCCCCTGGCAATCGTCGACAATGCGGCATTCCAGCGGGATCTATTCGTCTCGGGATTCACCCTGCGGATCAGCAATCGGGAGGGCCGGACGTAATGGACGATCTGGAGACCGTGCTGGAGGTCGTCTTTCAAGCGGCAGAACAGGCCGAAGAGCAGGATTACACCGAAGCACTCGACGAAGCGATCACCGTCCTGCAAGACTTCGAGCGGGCGATGTATTTGGAGCAACGCGGCCCCAACGGGCAGGCGTGGGCTCCGATTGCGTTCTCGACGGCGAGCCGCAAGGGGCACACATCGATCCTTGTCGACACGGGCCGGATGTTCGAGAGCCTGACGACGATTGACGGCACGCAAGATACAATCTGGCAGACGGGCAAAACGTGGCTGCGGTTCGGAACGTCGGTTCCCTATGCCCACTGGCATCAGACAGGGACAAGGCGGATGCCGGCGCGGCCCCATGTGGGTGTGGATCAAACAACAGCGGACAGGGTTGGCACAGTCCTAGGTGAGGCCGTGGCCCGCCGAATGGGAGAGAGGATCAAACGTGGCTGACGCATCAATGGGGCACCAGTCCCGCCTGTCGATGGCTGCGGCCGGGACAGCGGTTGGGAGCTACACAGAGGCATACGAGTTTCGCACGGAGGGGCTGAGAGCGGCCCGCGAGATCGTCGAGACCTCGGGCATCCGTGGGACTCGATCAATGCCGATCGAACGCACGCGAGACGGCACTGTGAGGATCAACGGGACCATCGCATTTCACGCGACCCCCGCGATGCTGGACTTGCTCTTGCCCCGGATCATGGGGTCGGCGGAGGTGGCTGATCTGTTCGCGGTGGCCGAGACGCTGCCAGAGTTTGACGTGCTGATCGAGCGGGTGGCGAAGCGATTCGTTTACGCCGGCTGCAAGGTGGCCCGGGCGACATTCCGAGCGACGGCTGGCGGCGCTCTTGAGTTGGATCTGGAGATCACGGGCAAGAGTGAGACTGTGAGCGCGACGGCGTTCCCGGCGATCACTGCCCCCACCGATCCGCCCTATATCTGGTCCGATGCGGTCTGCACGGTCGAGGGATCGGCCCGCGTGGTCACACGCTGGGAGTTGAGCATTGACAATCAACTGAATGCCCGCTTCAGCAACAGCAACACCGCGACCGACATTCACACGCAGGGCCGGGTGGTCACCGTCTCGATGACCGTCCCCTACACGTCTGACGAAGTGGACTTGTACAACATCAACTCCAGCGGGGCGAGCGGTGCCACCTTCGTCTTGACCAACGGCGGCCGGTCAATCACGTTCACGATCGGTGCTCTTGCGGTGGCCGATTCGTCGCCTGTTGTCGGTGGCCCGGGCGAGATCCTTCTTGAGATGAACGGCATTGCCAAGAGCAGCGGAAGCACGAAAGAACTGTCCATTACCTCTGACTCGACTGCATAATGCCAAGCCCCTTCATCCCTGACGGCTACACTCGCGAGACGACCATCCCTGCCTCTGGCCAGTGGGATGAGATCCAGCTTGTCTATCGGCCGATGATCCGATCTGATGTGATCGAGTACACGGCGAGAACCAAGGGGATCGACGATGCCGGGTGGATGGCGATCGTCGATGAGATCCTGTCCAAGAAGATCGTCTCGTGGACTTTGCGCGGACCAGACGGGCAGACCGTGCCTGTATCGGCTGCATCAATTGCGTCTCTGGTTCCGTCACTGCCCCCGAAGCTGTGGGGTGTTGTGTCAGGCAACACCGAGCCCGAGAAAGACACCGGAGACGCCACAAAAAACTAGCCGAAGGGGTGCGGCTGCTGATCCTGCACCCCGAAGTAGCCTACCGCGACTGTGCCGACTGTGAGGCGTTCGTGTACGACGAAAAGACAGGGGAGAGGCTGGAGCGGCAGGGGAAGCCAGTGCCACGACCGAAGGGCACGCGGGCACCGTGCAGACTCCGCGCGAATGGCTGTCCCAAGGGAACGCCAGAGAGGCCCAAGAGCCTCACGGAATTGAACTGGCTGGCCTACGAGCACTATTCCCAGTGCCGAGCCGTGGGGCAGTTCCCTGACGATCCGATCGTGAGGCGGAACGCGGCGATCATCCGGCAGGCAGTCGACGCGGCCGAGACACAGCAAGCCTATGCAATTGCCGGACCCCTCGGGGCACTCATGGGGGGGCGCAAGTAATGCCAGTGGAAACCGACGTTGTAGTCAACGTCAAGATGATGTTCCAGAGTCCGGCGGACTCCCGCAAGGCGGCGGAAACCGGGCTGGCTGTCGTCAAGTTC